GATGCCGAACAGATCCCGTGTCCAGATAAAGTAGATCGCCGCGATCGCGGCGACGACGAGGAGGATAGGGCCGAGGCTCGACAGCATCCCGGCGCGCAAAACGTTAAAGAACATCTTGATCTTTGGGAGCAGGGCGATCACCGTGGAGAGCGCGCTCGCGAACACGCCCAGGGCGAGGAGCAGCGGACCGATAGCCGCGACGACCGCGAGCACGATGACGACGATTGTCTTCATCCTCGTGCTCATTCCCTGGAACCGTTCGAGGAGATTTTGCAGCATGTCTGCGAGCTTGATAGCATACGGTAGAATAATTGTGCCGATGCTAGCGGCAAAATTGACCAAAGTCGCTTTGAGTATTTTCATGCGATTCGCAAAGCTATCGGCAGTGCGAGCAGCGTCGCCGTTAGCCGCTCCGAGGTTGGCCATGATGAAGCCTTGACGAGCCGCGACCTTTTGCTGATCGGTCATAGCTCCGACACCATTCCAGATGCCTGCCTCCAAAGCATAGGCTTCCAGGGCTGCCTCGTTCATGATGATGCCAAATCGAGATAGGGGCTCTGCTTCTCCTCTAAGTCCTGCCCCGATTGCATCGAGAGCCTCATCGACAGGCACGTTGTAAAAAGATGCGAGGTCGGCAGCGGCTCTAATGCTATCGTTGCCGAACTTTGCGAGATCGTCGCCAGTCTTTCCCGCAGCCTGACCAAACACACCAAATTGCGTAGCCGCTGCGAGGTACTGCTGCTGACTCATCATTACGCTGCCTGCCGCGTCTTCGGAAGCAGTAATGATCCCGTCAGCGGCAGCTCCGTATACGGTGCCCACCGCACTCATACTCTCGTTGAGATCTGAGGCGGCCATCACCGCGAGGGCGAACCCGCCGACGATCGGCGCGGTGAAGCGCGTCGTCAGCGTGGTCCCGATGTCCCGGAGTCGGGTCCCGACGGCGTCGAGCTTTCGCCCGACATCGTCCATCTTCGTGTTGAACCCCGACGCGTCGAGGTCCATCTTGACGCCCATCGTCGAGATAACGGTCGCCATTAGCGGTACCCTCCGAGCGCGGCGCGGATCTTGTGAGCGAGCTGCTCGGGGGTCGGCTTCGGCTTCTCGTAATACGGCATGAAGTCTGCCGGCTCGAACGCCTGCGGCTGCTTCTTCGCGTCGCGGTTCACGTTCGCGATCACCGACGCGACGATGCCGGAGCGCAGATCACCGCGCTCCTCACCCCACGGCTCGAGACCGTAGTACTCGCCCCACTCGAGGTACTCTCGCCACGTCATCCGGTCGAGCATCTCCTCTACCGGCATCCCGAGGGCGAGAGCGAGGCGGAACTGAAACCGGCGGTCGGGCCGGTCCCTTATTTTCCCGCGTCGTCGCCCCCGGTGATGCCGCTCACCTCGGCGACCGCCGTCGCCAGCCGGACGATCGGTCCGACCTCGAGCCCCCGGAGATCGTCCGGTCCCGCGAACAGCGCGGCCCCGTCTTCGGTCACCGTCGCCGCTGCCACCAGGCGGAACGCCGCCTCGATGTTCTGCGAGAGGTCACGGTCGCCGGAAGCGAACACTTCCGACATCCCCTGCACCTCGCCCGCCGTCAACGGTCGGACCAACACGTCGCCGCCCCACTCCGGGACGGCGACGGCCTTCGTCTTCGAGCGGCGGGTGGCGAAAATAGCCTCACGCGTGAGTAGCGTCACGGGTTACTCCTCTCGCTGGTCACCGACCGGCGAACGTGAACTAGGCCCAGGTCACCGCGCCGGTTACCTGCAGAGTGAGCGCAGCGGACAGCACGCCCTCGACCGGAGCCGAGAGCTCGAACCCGGTGACGTAGGCGGCGAACGCTGCGGTGTCATTCGCCGAGCCGACGCCGGTCGGGAGCACGAGCTGGAAGTTCCGCTTCGTCTTGTCGACCATGTCGTCGTAGAGCGATCCGGAGCCGAACCCCTGGGTCGCGTCGCCCTTGAAGTTGATGTCGAACGTGACCTCGCCCGCCTCGATGATCGTCGGGATGTGCTCGCGCCACCCGGCGGAGTCGTGATTCGTCACGTCCTCGGTCGCGAGGGCGAACGCGAAGCCGGAGATGTCCCGGACCTCGGCGATCGTCGTGAACGTCTCGGTCGGCGAGCCGCCGTTGCCGATCTTGAGCAGCGTCCCGAAGGACGAAAGAGCACCACTGGGCATGTCGTTTTCCTCCTGAGCGGGACGCCCCGCTCTTTCAGTCTATTACGGGAGTGCAATCACCCCGAACTTCACCGCGGTGTTCGACGCTTGCAGATAAAGCCGTCCGTCGGTCTGCTGCCATCCGGCGAGCCCGAAGGGGCCGAGGGTGTGGATCGCCCCGGCGGCGATCGACTGGGTCGTGATGTCGCCGGTCCGCCCGTAGGGGTCGGCGACCGACGTGATCGTGTAGGTGTAGGAGCTCGCGCCGGTGTTCTGAACGATGAGGACCTCGCGACCGGTCAGCGCGAACTGCTCGAAGTTGCTCGTGTCCGCCGCCGTCATCGTGACGGCGACCCCGGCGGACGGGTTCGGTCCCGGGCTGTTCGTGCGGGTGAGGGTGACGCGCGGCATGTCTTACTCTCCTGTCTCGAGCGCGGCGATGCGCTCACCGAAGGACGGTTCCTCGACGACGGGCTCGGGCTCCGGCTTGCGCTTCGCCTTCGCCGGCGCGGGGTCGGCGACGACCGGCGCGGGCTTCGTCTCGAGACGGTGACGCCACAGGATGTGGTCGCGGGCGGTCTCCTGGTCGCCCGTGTCGAACGCGCAGAGCGGACAGCTGTAGCGGAGCACGCCCCGCCACTCGTGGGTCGTGGGCTCGATCATGGGATAGCCTCCTCCACCGCGTACTCGGTGGTCACGTCGAACGAGAACCCGAACGCGAGCGTATCGACGCCGCCGTAGTTCCCGTCGCCGAACTCGTAACGGATCGCCCCCGACGCTCCGGGCGACCGCGCATCGCCCAGGGCGACGACCGTGCCGCCGAAGCGGTCGCGGATGAAGCTCGCCATCAAGGCTGCCGGGATCGCGTCGGCGAACCCGAGGATGCGCTCGGTGTCGAACTCGAGGTCCTTGCGGGGCCAGTGGATCCGGATGCTAATCGTGTGGACGCCCCACGTCCCCGGGCGAGCGTGCGCCGTGTGCGTGGTAGCGAGGCGGACGGTGCCGCCCTCCGGGTAGGCGACGATCGCGGGCCACGGTCCGTAGACCTGATCGACCGGCGCGTCGTAGGCGGTGCCGAGGAGTGGGAGGGAGCGGACCGTCGCGACGACCTCGCGGATGATGTCAGGAACTGCCACGCTTGTAGGCCTCCTCGAGCTCGTCCGCGAACGTGTAGACGTGCTGCTGGATAGCCGGTACCGCCGCTTTGAAGCCGTCGCGGAGGAACGGCTGCTCTTCCGTTCCCTTCTTCGCGATCTTCCACCGGATCGCCGTCACCGCAGCCGACACGTCGTCGGTCTTCTTTGCTTTACTCTTGCGCCGATACCACTTTTCGATAGCGTCTTTGGGCGGAAGCTTCCCCGGACCGCGACCGAACTCGACGAACGGCGCATACTCGACGTTCGTGCCGACCTTGACGTAGGTCGGGACCGGTGTCGTCGTCGCGACTTCTTTGTCGATGCTCCGGCGGAGCGTCCCGAAGTTGACCGGCGTGAGCGGCTTCGCTTCCTTGATGATTTCTTTCCCGGACCGGGTAAGGAATCGTCGAGCCGGACCGGCGGCGGTCTTGCTCTTCAGCTTGCTCTTGAGCTTGTCGAGTCCCTCGATCTCGATCCGGACCTCGAACTCCCCCGCCACTAGATCGGCTCCAGGATCATGCGCCGGTAGGGCGCAAGCATCGCGGCGATGTCGGGATCGACGCGCGGGAGCGTCGCGACGTTGCCGAGGTCTGTCGAGCCAACGATCCCGAACGGCGCGTCGGTGCGCTTGAACAGCCGGATGACCATGAGGATCGTCGCCTCGGTCACCGGCTGCGGGACAGCGGGCCAGCCCCAGACCCCCGCGATGCGGACCCCGCGCCGAAGCACCGGGAACGAGCGCGTCCCCTGCGGAGTGATCGCGAGCGTCGTGTATGGCCAGCTCCGCCCGGCGGCGTTCACCGGCTCGAGCTCGTAGTCGTTCGCCGTCCACACCTCGGTATAGGTGCGGTTGCCGTCGATGTCGGTCGCGACACTCGTCACCGAGACGAGGTCGTCGATCCATGTCCAGTACGTCCCGGACGGCGTGAAGTAGCGCGTCTCCGTGGTCTGGTCGTATCGCCGGTTCGTCATCTCTTCGACCATGCGAGAGGCGGCGGTGATCAGCGCGGTGATCGTCGCGTCGTCGCGATCGTCCGTCCGCGAGAGCCGGGCCTTCACCTGGGCGAGCGTCGCGTAGTCCGCCATCGGCTAGCCTCCCGTGGTCGTCCGCGACCGGCGACCGGTCGGAGCCGTCACCTGTCGCGTCTGCATCGGCTCGGCAACGTCCCGCGCAGCGACCACCGGCGAGAGGACCCCGGGCGAGTCGCGCTCGAGGAACGCCGCCGTCTCCTCGTCGAGATCGACAACGGTGCCCGCCTCGAGGGAGATGCCCGGCGACTTGTATCGGTGGTTCACGCGGTACTGCATCGGATCTCCCTGGTCATGAAGATCGCGCCGGCGGCGCCACCCGATCCGGGCGCACCGCCGGTGATCTGCACTAGATGCCTTCCACGTCGTAGACGACGTAGACCTGCGCGGCGAGGTCGGCGGTCGTGCCGTCCCAGGTCGCGCTCGACGTGATCTCGCAGCCGATCACCGCACCCGCCGCGAACTCGGCAGCGGTGCGGAGGACCCGAACCGACTTCTCGGTCTCGGTCGCGATCGTCATCGTCGTATCCGCGTCTTCGGTCCCGCCGAACGTCGCGCCGACGGTGAGCGTGCCCGCCGTCGCGGCAGCCGACAGCGACGCGGCGACGGCGACCACGCGACCGGCCCACGGCGCGACGTAGCCGGTGACGACCATCGACGCCTCGGCCATCGCGACCGGGAGCTGGACGTCGGTCTGCGACGCGGCGACCGCATCCTGTCCGAACGCGAGGGCGACGAGCTGCCCCTTGCTCATATCTCGTGTAATCGTCGGCATATTGCCTCCCTATGCGGAGACCCTAGGGCGACGATATCGTCGCTCCTAGGGCCTCCTAGAGCCTCTAGAGGGCGATGTTGTAGATAACCGCCGCGCACTCGATGCCGGAGGCCGCACCCGTCGGGGTGAAGCGACCGAAGCCCATGCGCATGCTGTAGACGATGCGGGTCTGGTCGGTCGCCGGGATGCGCTCGACCTCGACGCGCACGCGCCGGCGCCAGCCCGCCTTGAAGCCGCGGCGGTTGAACACCACGACCTGCCCCTTGGTGTTGTTCGCGCCGGTGGTGCTCACCTTGCCGTCGGCTTCGGTCTTCGACACCGCCATCGACGCGACCACCGGGTGCCCGATGATGCGACCGACTTCGCCGTTGAGGAGGTCGGCGTTGATGCCCGCGCCGTACTGGCGAGCGGTGATGACCTCGTCGAACGTCGCGATGTGGTCCGCCGTCTGCGGGTCCGCGACGTAGACCAGGTCGTTCATGTCGGTCGGGTGACCCCAGTCGGTCAGGCGGGTCGGGTCGAGGAGCAGACCGCGAACGTCGCGCAGGTCGGTGAACGCGAGCGCACCGGCGGCGTCGAGGAGGTTCGCGGTGTTGTCCACGATCGCCGCGTGGCGGATGCCGTCGAACGCAAGGTAGTGCTTCGTGTCGGCGGGATCGGCGTCGTCGAGGTTGATGTTGCCGGTGCCCGCGTTCGTGGTGTCGCCGTTGAGGACGAGGCTATCGGAGTAGTGGGCGATCGCCTTCGCCGCCTGCGCGCGCAGGAACGGGACGAACGGGATGATGCTGTCCTCTTCGAGCTCACCGCTCCACATCTGGTGGATGACGAACTTCGACGCCGACACCGCGACGCGCTGCGAGCCCGTCTTCGTGGTCGTGTAGTTGCTCGCGTTGTTCGCGGTGTTCTCGCTGACGAGGAGCACTTCCGGGATGTCCACCTCGACCGGCAGGTACGCGGTCGGCGCGGTCATCTCGAAGGTGTCGATGAGGTTGAAGACGCGGGAGTCCGGGCGGGCGGCTTCCCACAAATCGCCGACGTACTGCGCGCCGACGAGCTGCGAACCGAAGCCGGTCTCGGCGGTGTCCATTGCGCGGTAGGCGGCCTCGAGAGCGCGCGCCTGCTTCTTGTTCACGCGCGGGTAGAGCTCTTCGAGCGCGCGCCCGTCGATGCGCTTGATCTCGTCCTCGCTCAGGTAGTGGGCATCGGAGATCGCGCGGAACGCGCCCTCGAGCTCCTCCGACGGGCCGCGACCGATACCGGCGCGCGAGCGGGCGGACATGAGGTCGTACAGGAACTCGATGTCGGACGCGCCCAGCCCGTGGCGGCTGAACTTCGAACCGATCAGGCGGGAGTCGCCGCTGCCGAAGCGCATCTTGCGGGCGAACTCGCCGTCGGCGAGGATGCCCTCGACGACCTGGCGGATGCGATCGTCGGACACCGCTGCGCGGGTCTCGGCGTTCATGGACTCGATACGGGCGACGATGTCGCTCACAACGTTATCGGACACGTTAGCTCTCCTTGATAGCGGACAGGATGCGGGTAAGCACCTCGTCCGGGGTCTCGACGACGGCGGCTTCCGCAGCGCGCGGGGTCATGTCGTCTTCGTCATAGTCGCCGCTCTTCGCCTTCATGCCGCGCTCGATCACGCGTTGGATCGCGTTCACGGCATCCTGAAGGTCGGCGAGGTTCTCCCGCGAGAGGACGGCCCCCGCGCGGGATTCGAAGGCGTCCGGGAACATGTCCGGCTCCCCCTCGAGGAACAGGGCGCGAACGCCCTCGACGCCGAGGGCCTCGAGGGCCTCCGGCTCCAGGTACTCCGGCGCGATCTTCCCCGCGCGATCGTAGGCGCGGGCAAGGTGCCGGTATCGATCGGCGACGTCGTAGCCCCGACCCTGTGCCGTGTCGCGGTACAGGGCCACCATCTCGGCGGCTGTACCCGACCATCCGGCGGTCGTCGGCTCCGGCGTCGTCGCAGGAACGTCCACGGCCTCGGCGATCGCCGCGAGCGCGCGAGCCTGTCGCGCGATCAGGGCGTTCGGGTCTCCGGGGACCGGGACGGCGGAGATGTCGAGGAGGTCGGCGCGGGTGACGCGCCCACGGCTACCGGCGACCGGGCTCGGCTCCATCGCCTGGGTATCCCAGCCGACGGAGACGGAGTGCAGGAAGCCGCCGCGGTACTTCGCCTCGATGCTGCGGGCGAAGTCGTCGGACTGGTCGAAGGTGACGTCCGCCATGAGCCGATCGCCGTCCACGAAGACGTCGGCGCGACCGATCGGGGGACGCTGTCCGGAGTAGTCGTGCGCCCAGAGGACGACCGGGTTCCGGCGGTAATTGTCGAGGTTCCAGGCGTCCATGCCGATCTCGAGGCCGTCGCGGGCGACACCTTCTGTTGAGGCGACAAATCGGATCGGCGCCCCCTCGCTCTCAGGAGTATCCGCACGGGAAATCACACCACGGATGTATCGCATTTACTGCCTCCCGTCGTCCCGCTTCCGGCGGGGAACGACTGTGCGATCGAGCCCCAGATAGGTCTCTATCGCCCCTAAACAGATTAGCAGTGCCTGTCTAATGGCCAGAAAAAGGACGCGTTCACGATCGCCCATTCATCGCCGCCCACTCGGTGTCGCTGATCGGCACCATTGTGCAGCGACAATTGACCACGTTCCGCGCGCTCGGGAAATCTCCGGGGTACATGCCCCGCTCCCCACCGACGGTGAACGGCTCGTCCATCGCGACCGCCTGATCGTGCGCGGCGACGTGGTCGGGTCGCGTGCGGTCGTCGATCGCGGACAGCCACCGCTTCCCGCCGACGACGCCGGACTGTCGCCAGCCCTCCTCCTGCCCACCGTTGACGGCGGCGCCGACCTCGGTCCGCGCGATCGCCTCCGCGCTCGACCGGATGCGGTCGCCCATGATCGTATTGACGCGGTCGGCGGCCTTGAGCACGTCCTCGCCCTGGGCGATGCTGTCGGCGAGCGTCGCCCGGAGCGCGTCCCACGTCGTCTGGTTCACCTCTTCGGCGAAGCGTTGGATCTGCCGCTCCATGAACCTGACGACGCGCGGGTCGAGCACGTCGAAGGCCATCCCGACGCCGGTCTGCGCGAGCCCATCCTGTCCGGCGCCGGCGATGATGTCGCGGTATATCGGCCGCATCACGACGCGGAACTCCCGGATCCACCGCGCAAGCTCGAACGGGTTCTCGGCTGCATCCTCGATCGTGCGCGCGCTGCGCTCGCTCTTGACGCGGGCGAGGACCGCCTGCCGCTGTCGGCGCATCAGGTCGGCGACGGCGTTCCCGAAGCGACGCTCCTCCGGCTCGAGGCGGCGGACCCACGCGGCGAACCGCTCGACGTGTTCGGGGTCGCCGTACTCGCGACCGGTGACGACGATCGTCCGCCCGGCCTCCTGTTCGCGCTCGATCTCGAGCTGCTTCCGCTCCGCCCAGGCGCGACCCGGGTCGCCGCCCCAGAGGTCCCACGCGACGCGACCGGGCGACGGGTAGCCGTCCTCCCCGTCGCTGAAGCCCTCGGCCTGCTTGTCGATCTCGTGCCGGGCGAAGAAGCTCTTCATCCGCGCGATCGTCTCCGGCGACACGCGCTCCCGGTTCGCGAGCTGGTTCGCGCGGGCAAGACCGACGGCGGTGCCGCCCGGTCGCCCCTCCTCTTTCCACGCGAGCGCGCGGCGGGCGACGGCGGCGACCTCTTCGGTCGGTCGCAGGTCCACGTCGGCGACGGCGCGGTGCGAGCGCGCGAGGTCGTCGAGGTCGTTCGGCGTGTCGTCTTCGTCGTCGATAGGCGTGTCGTCGATCGGCTGCTGGACCGGCTCCTGCGCTGTTGGGACCTCGCCGGACGTGACTGGCATTGATCCAGCAGGAACCCACCATGCGTCTCCCCACGACACCGGTTCGAGACCCTGCGACTGTCTGACCTCGTTGACAGTCAAGGTTCCGTTCGACAATGCCGTCGCAGCACTTACCGGCGGAACTGTGGAGGAGACTGGACCGAGGCCGCCACTCCCGGTCGGTGCCCACCAGGCGTCACCCCACGGCACCGGGTCGAGACCCTTCGACGCGCGCCACTCGTTCGGGAGCATCACCCCCGCGTCGAGCTTCTGCTTCTCGATCTCCCACTTCGCCGCCTCTGCTTCCTGCAGCACCGCGACGCCGGAGAGGTCGAACTCGATGAGGTCGGCGACGTTGGGGAACAGCGGCAGGAGCTGCTCGGTGAGCTCGGTCGCGATGAAGCGCGCCTCCGGCTGGATCGTGTCCGTCCAGATCGCGAGCCGCGCGTCCTGTTGGTTTGCGTAGGTGCGCTCGCCGCCGACGAGGTCGAGGGGGACGCCGTAGGCGCGACAGATCTCCTCGAGCGACCACTTGAGCGAGCCGAGGTATTCGGCGTCCTTCGGCGTCACGCTCAGCGGCTGGAACTTCGCCTCGAAGCGGAGGACGCCCCACCGGTGCGCTTTGTCCGCGCCTTTGAACCGGCGGCTCATCGACTGCTCGAGCCCGCGCGCCTGCTCTTCGGTGAGCGTCTGCCCGTTCGCCGGTTGCACGACCCCCGCGAGCTGCAGCCCGTTCCGGAACATCGCGGCGTTCGAGATCATCGCGGCCCGGCTCGTGTCGGCGGCGATCGCGGCGGAGGCGAGCGGCGACAGCCCGTCGAACTCGTCGAGCGGGTTCGGGTAGCGCAGCCAGATCACCTCGTCGCGCTCGAAGCGCATCGGCTCCTGATCGCTCCCGACCTGGTAGAGGAAGTGGCTAACGTAGGCTTCTTTGTCCGGGACGACGGTGACCCGGTCCGGCCTCGCCCACCACATCTCCATCGGTCGCCCGCGTCGGTTCGTCCCCCGGTCGAGGAAGATGTACGCGGACCCCCAGAGGCAGAGGCTGAGCTCCGTCATCTCGACGAGCCGCTGGAACGTCCAAAAAGGGTTGACCTTCGAAAGGAGCTCGACGAGCGGCCCGCCAGTGACCTTGTCCTTGCGACCGTCGGGACCGACGCGGTAGGCGACGATCGGCAGCGAGGAGAGGAGCGAGGCGCGGATACGCGCGGCGGTGTAGACCGCGTTGCTCGTCTGGATGTACTCGCCATAGTCGACCCGCGACTCCTGCTCGAGCCCGAAGCCCGCGAGGTAGTTGGCGATGCCAGGATCGGGGACGGAGCCCGGACCGGTGACGAACGCTCGGGCGACGGTGTCGGCGTATCGACGCATACGACTCACAGAAACAACCTCCCCGACAACGCTGGTTCGCTCAGATGCATCACGGCGTATCTGAGCGCGTCCATCGCGTGGTCGAACTCCTTGACTGGCTTGTCGTTGTCCGACTTGCTCCCATCCGGGTAGCGATACGCCTCGAACTCCGCGATGGTGTTGACACAGGACGGGTCGATCGTGAAGCCGTGTTCGAGCCTGTCGACAACGCGCCCGATGCCCTCGACGACGGCGTTCTCGCCCTTCACGGCTGGGTACCCGGCTCGCTGGAGGTCGAGGATGTACCCCGCGGCGCTCGGGTCGAGCACCACCGCTTCGGCCTGGCTCGCGTCCACTGCCGCCCTGATCGTCTCCACGATCTCGCCGGCCGCCATGTTGCGGCGATACACCTCGGCCCCGAGGTGAATGCGCTCGTCGCCCGCCTGGTGGACGGTAAGGATCGCGGTCGGGTTGCGGGTGCCGACGTCGACGGCGACGATCGTCCGCCACCCGGTCACGTCGACCCGGCGCACGTGACGCGCGCGCGAGAACTGCGCGTAGACCAGCCCCTCGAACGCGACGAACTCGCCACCGAGCTCCTGTGCCGCGAAGGCGCCGCTGTAACCGATGCTCTTCGCAAAGCCGTCGGGGAGCTCGGGATTCTCGTCGGTGCGCACCCGCCAGAGCGGATGCAGCGGGTCGAACTCGGTCCCGCTGGCGTCGCGCTCCCACTCTTCCCAGAGCCAGTTGCGCCCCTTCGGCGTCGACGTCACCCATGCCTGCGGGCGATCGCCGGTGCGCACGCGGCCCTTGACGATCTGCCACGCTTCGCGCGTGACGTACGCCGCCTCGTCGACCCACGCCCATTCGAGGTTCGGACCGCGCAGGCCGTCGGGGTTGTCGAGCGAGCGGCAAAGAATCTCGTGCCCGGTGCCGAGGATCGTGATGCTGTTCTCGCTCTTGTGGAGCGTGTGCGGCACCCCGTGCGCCGTCAGGAGGTCGATCAGCGTGCGTCTGGTCGCGTCACGCAGCATCGCGTACGTCGGTGCGTAGATCGTGCCCACGCCCCGCTGCCCGATGCGCGTCAGCACCTTCGCGGCGCCGGCGTAGGACTTGCCGGAGCCGATGCCGCCGATGTAGGCCGGATAGGCCGCGGTGCTCGTCACGAAGCGCCGCTGACGCGGGAACAGGGCCACGGTCGAGCGCCGCTCCTCGGCCACACTCACTGCGGGCCATCCTCGCGCTCGGCGATCACGATCGTCAGCGCGGTGCCACCAGGCCCGGTGTGCTCGTGCGTGCTCTTCTCGCGCCACTTGTCCGGGCGCCGCGCCTTCAACGTGGCCAGCAGCGCGACGACGTTGCCATCGCGCCCGAGGTCGAGCAGGTCGTCCTCGATATGGTCCGTGCCCTCGTCGATGGCCTCGGCCACCGCCGCGGCAAACTCCGGGTGTCGCTGCTTCTGGAAATAAAACGTCGATGTTTGGACCCCGCAGGCGCGACAAGCCCCGGCCACGGTCTTCCCGCTCCGGAGCTGGTCGAGCAGTTCCTGCTCCTTTTTCTTGGTCCACTGGCTCCAGTTGCCCTTACCCACACCGCCCCCAACCACCACGCGGCGTTCCCCGTCTCCACCCTAGCACCGGCTGTCCAGTGCCCAGGGCGGAGCGGGGCCGTTGCTCTCGAGCATACCGAGGCCTGACAACCCCACCGCGCCCCGTCGGCTAGAGATGTGCGGATCGGCGCCGGGCGTGGCTTGCGTAGTCGCAAGGCACGGCTAGCCATGGCGAGACCCGGGCCGGGTAGTCGTGCGTCCTGACAAGAGCTGGCTAGTCGTCTGTGCTGTTCAGGTGCGAATGGCGGAGCGTAGATAAGTCGCGCGTCGAGCACGGACTGGCGTGGCGGTGACTAGTCGGATGCACCGGGCAGCGGGGGTCAGGATGCGTGCGGTGATGTGTTGGCAAGTCGGCAGCCAAGCGATGGCGCGCGGTGAGATGACCAGTCGCTGGCAATGGCAGGTTGGGAATTGGCTAGTCGCCACGAAGGGTCCTGGCTTGAAGTGCATAGTCGATCGCGTTGGACACGGCTGGTCCCGGGGATGAGTTGGCCCGTCGAGTGGCACGGCAAGTCTAGGCCAGTCGTTGGGAGAGACACGGCATGAGGCAGGTAGACATGACAAGTCGGCAGCAATGACCAGGCCAGGCGAGTCCTGTGCCGGCTGGGGAAGGCCCGTCGAGCGTTTCGTCAGTGATGCGTCCCCGTGGCGATATGGCCTGTCGAATGGCACGAGCGGCAGTGAAAAGAACAGCTCCGGGTAGTCGGCATGCGCGGGTATGCAACGTCGCTTGTGGCGCCTGGTCGCGCAGGGATGTGTGACGTCGCTGGCGCCGCCTGGATGCGAGAGGCTATGGGACGGCTCGCATTGTCGCCTGCGTCGGCATGCGGTGATTGGCTACGGCAAGTCACGTGGCATGGCGAGGACGCGATGCATGGGCGCGTATTGTCGCCTGCTGCTGGCATGCGTCGTGCTGGCGTGGCAAGTCACGTGGCACGGCCTGCGGGTCCTGCGGCGCACGGTCTCGGCATGGCCCGTCAGTAGTGGTGCCTTGGCGGGTGTCGCAACGACATGTCGGCATGATCAGGATGTGCCATGGCACGTGAGGTCGCAGGTCGGGTGTGGGGCTGGCCCGTGAAGTCAACAGTCAGGCGAGGAGGTGCAATGAAAAGTCGCTCGCATGGGCATGACCTGCGAAGACAAGTCGGCCGGGCGAGAATTGAGCAGTCTTGAATAGTCGGGCGGGACGTCGTGCGTTGGCGTGAATCGTCGATCGGCGTGAATCGCTGTGTGTCGAAGGCCGGCGGCGACGCATCGCGCCCCGCCGGCCAGACAATCTCCGCCTCGACTAGATCTTCTGGAACACCATCACCTTGAACTGCCCGTGGCTCTGCGAGCGCAGCGCCCCCAGCCCCGAGTACTGCAGATACGTCAGCAGCAGCTTCCACTGCTCCTGCTCAATCCGCTCCTTCCCCGTCTGCGGGTCCACCAGGCTCTTCAGCACGAACGTGATCCGCGGCTGCTCCACGTAGTCATACTGCGTCAGCGTGCTCCGGCTCCCGCTCGGCCCGCTCACCACGCCGTGCTGCGTCCACGTCCCGTCCGGCTCCGTCCGCCCCAGGTGGATGCGCTGCCCCTCGACGAAGATCCACTCGCTCAGCGCGTTCTTCGGCCCCTTCTTCGTCTTCCCCCACCGCTCGCCGGCGAAGAGCACCGAGGTGGCCTCCTTGAAGCCCGCCTTCACCTGCCGCGACTCGATGTACAGCCCGCTGGCGTCGCGCTTGAACGTGTTGCCGTGCCGCTCGGCCCCCACCTTCTCCGAGACCGCGATGATCTCGTCGAGCGTCGCCTCTTCCGGCGTGTCCACCCCGATCTCGCCGAGCGTCCGCCGCACCATCGCCGCGAGCTCCGCGTCCTCGTCCACGCCCGCCCGCGCCCGGATCCAGCCGGCGATCAGGTCCGCCTTCTGCGGCGTGCCCCCCATCAGCTTGTCCGTGAACTGGCACTCCACCCGGTAGCGGATGAAGAGCTCCTCGTCCAGCGCGTCGAAGATCCCGTGGATCTCGTCCGGGTTCAAGAGCTGCGGCTTCTGCATCGTCGTGCTCATGGTCGTTCCTCTCCCTGTCAGCTACGCCAGCGCCCGAATCGGCGTCGGCTTCGGCTCCAGCTCGTCGTCGAGCCGCTCGAGATCCTGCTCGGTCATCACCTCCCGCGCCCGTTGCCCCGGCGCCAGCTGATCAGCCACCCGGCGACACAACGTCGCCCGCTTCTTGGCCTCCGCGCTCTCGTGGTCCCGGATCGTCGCCGCCGCCAGCAGCTGCTCCTTCGTCATGTTCAGCAGCCGCATCGGCACGCCGTTCTCCGGGTGTCGCTCCATCCACCGCGCCCACGGCTTCTCATCGTTGCGCACCAACTCCACCAGGCGCTGGCGCCGCGCCGCCGTCAACCGCGTTCGCTCGTTCCCTTGGTGCTCGTCGATCTCCACCGCCACCTCGACCTTCTCGTTCGGCAGCGGCAGCACCGGCACCGCCCGTGGCTGGTGCCCGGTCATCGCCTCGATCGCGAAGAACTTCCACGCGTCGAACACGAACTCCTGGATGAACTGCCCGTCCGGCCCGAACGAGCGCATCGCCTCGTCCACCACCCGGTCGAGGCTCGCACCGTCCACCTCGAACTTCCGGTACGCCCACCCCACGAACTCCTCGATTCGCTTGAACTCGTGGCTCACAGGTCCTGCTCCTCCGGCCAGAGCGTCACTACCGTCACGCCCCGCCGCGTCACCCGATCGATCTCGACTCCGCGCACCCGGAATCGCCGATCGTCCACCCCCAGCGCCTGCGCCACCCCATCGAGCAGCGCCTTCGCCGAAGCCAGCGTGTTGTCTTCGTCGATCGTCCCCCGTCTCCCCGGCTCCCACGACACCGTCAGCCGGTAGCAAATCCGCCGCGCCTTCGCCAGCGCGTCCCGCCCGAGCGGGTCAGCCAGGAGCACTTCCCTCGTTGCCAGCGCCGCCGCCTGGTGCAGCGAGCGCGCCGCCTTCGCCTTGCGCGAGAAGTGCACCCGCGCATTCGGCGAGCACTCCCGCGGCGGCGTCATCGGCACCACCACCTCGATCACCATCAGCCGCGCAGCCGATACGGCACGCCGTCGTCATCGAGCGCCCAGCGCGTGTAGTTGCCCGCAACAGCATCGTCCGCGCTCGTCGCCTCGCCCCGCTCCTGGCACGCTTGGCACCAGTACGCCCGGCACCGTCGCGCCGTTCGCGCCGCATCCTCCAGAAACGCGCTGTCCGGCAACGACCTCGCGCACGAGTAGCACCGCAACGTCTGCATCACCGAGGCATCCCCTCCCTGACCTGAACCTCGCGAAGTAAGATCCTAATTGGCAAGAGATAGGCTTCGGCCAGCGCTCTTTGGACTTCTTCGGTGCCGTTGCGATAGGTCGCGGCGCTGGCGTTCATCAGATCAATAACCTTCTGGGCGGTGGTCACGATCTCCCACGCTTCAGGGCATGCCTTCAGCCGATCAACGTCAGCGCGAACAAGAAACGCCGGCCAAACACCCGGGTAATGCTCGAACTTGAGATTGCTCACACCCGCTCCTCCCACACCGTCACCACATGCCGGAGCGCCACCCAGAACGCCATGCCGTGCTTCGTGTCTTCCACCTCGACCCAGTCGCCGCGCACCCGGCACATCCGGAACTCGAACTGGTTGTTGCCGACGGCGATCAGCCGCACCTTGACCCGCTCCCGGTCCTCGTTGTCCGCATGCAAGTGCGCGTCGATCACCGGCGCCGGCCACTGCTGGCAGAAGTAGCAGAGCCCTGCAAACACCTCTTCCGGAGCCAGATCCACCCCGCACACCGGGCACGGAGGTGACACCACCGGCAGCCTCCCCGTCGTCACGTACTCGCCCCTCGCCTCAGTCACTGCGCCACCTCCTCAGCGAGCGCCAGCAACGCGTACGCCAGCCGCCGCGCGCTCGGCGCATCGATCTCCATCGGGATCGCCAGCACCTCGCGCTCGTCCTCGATCTGCACCCGCACCAGCTCGCCGCCCTCCGCCAGGGCGACGCTCAACCGCAGGTCCTCCCACTCGTGGTGAATCGCAAACCGCTCGCTCATGCCAACTCCCTCCGCAACCGCTCGATCCGCGCGTCCACCGACTGGTACTCGCGGATCGCCGCCTCGTACTCCCGCTGCCCGCCCGGCACCAGCGGGTTCCGCTCCAGGAACCGGATCAACTCGTCCAACCGCACCAGCCGCGCCTCCAGCTTCACCAGCTCGATCACCGCTCTACCTCAGGCTCGCCATCAACCCACCCGGTATCAATCCCGTGCTCCGTTGTCACCTCGTCAAATCCGGGGTACTCCCGCCACCGATTGACAAAGTTCGGCTTCAGGTACACCTTGCAGCCCGCGTCGCGCGCCTGACGCAACAGATGCTCAAACCACTCGATCGGCGGGTTGAACTCCGGCGTCTGCGTCGACTTCGACGACCCGCCCACCACCACCCAGTCGAACATCTCAAGCGACGAAAAGGTCAGCCGTTCAAGCATCGGCTCGCAGCTCAGCCACTTCACGCCCGCCCGCACATCGCGGAACGACTTCTCGGCAATCTCGACCCGGAACTGCTTGTCGACCGTCGTGCCGACCCACGCGTTGTCCGGCCATTCCTGCTGCGACAACCGGCGCGGGAACTTGGTCAGAAACAGGAAGTTCCACTGCGGATTGCCGCGCACCTCGGCGAGCACGGCATCGATCCACTCCTGCGGCACCCACTTGCCAAACAGGTCGGCCATGGAGCAGACGAAGACGTTCTTTTCGCCGAGGTTGGTCGCAGCTGCGGCCGGCACCTTCATGTGGCGCGCGGCATGCAGGCGGCCAGGCACGATCGCCGGCACAAAACCCTGCGGGTAGAAGCGCGCCGCGATGTCCCGCGCGTAGCAGTAGGGGCAGTTGTGCAGGCAGCCAGTGACCGGGTTCCACGTCCACAGCGCCCACTCGACGTTGTCGTTGGTCCGGTTGAACTGGGCAGCCGCTTCGGCCGGCGCCGCGGTCAGCAGCTGGTGACGCTGCCGATCGTCGAGCGCGGTCCACTCGGCGATCGTGTAGGCGCCGCGAACGGCCGCGCCGCCGACCTCGTCGATCGTGTACCGCTTGGTCTCCGGCAGCGCCTGCTGTGGCGTCGGCTTGACCGGCGGCTCGAACGTCGTCGCAGCCTCGACGGCGATCCGCTTGTTCTCGCGCACCTGGTCGTAGGCCGCCCGGATCGACGTCTCGCCGCGAGCCACCAGCTCAACCAGCTCCGGCTCGTCGGCAATCGCCACGATGCGCTCGATTTGAGCCTTAGATACCCCTACTACTTCGGCAACTTCTTGAGCCGTGTTCTTGCGATCAAAAACCTCCATGGAGGTTTTTGATTCTTGACTCTTGCGATCTCCGCCGCGTTGCCGCTTCATGCGCGCATAAATGTCCGGCACCAGCGTGACTAGCCGCGCCGGGTCAATGTTGCGCCGGTTCTTCTGTCGCTGGATCGCGTAAAGCACCGCGTCGTCTTCGTCGGCAAACTCGGTCTTGGCGACGTAGACCTGATCGAGGCCGGCCGCCTTCGCCGCCGCCAGGCGCGTGTGCCCGTCGACCACCACGTCGCGGCCGTGCCACAGCACGATCGGCTCGGCGCGGTCGTACCCGTGCTCACGCATCGCCTCGGCGATCGCGTCGACCGTCAACGCGTGCACCGGCCAAATGTCAGCAAGCACCGGATCGGTCTTGACATTGTCGATGTGCACCCAGCTTATCGTGATTGTTTGTCGCGTCGTATCTGCCATCACGCACCTCAGTCCGGCTTGTCGTGAATCTCGCAGTGGCAGTGGTGGCACACCGCAATCAGGTTCTCCGGCAGGTCAAACGTGCCCCACTTCGGATAGATCAGGTGATGAGGCTCAGTTGCTGGGGCAACCCGGCATCGTTCGCACCAACCTCCTGATCGGGAGAAGACCTGCGCTCGGACCTTCCGGAACTCGGGATGACGGAGATACTCGCGGTAGGTTCGATACGGAGATGCAGGCCGACCGCTCTTTCTCTGCTCGTGAAAGCCGCCTTGAGTAACGCGTCCTCTTGATTCCCCTTGCTGTCCATCCAGTGAGCTCCAGCGGGGAAGCTCTTTCCGGCATTCGTCCAGTTCGACGCGACCCAGATCTGCCACTGCCACTTCCCCCCGATATCCCAAAAACACTTGAAGTACCGCTTGTTAATCCCACCCAACACGCCAGGAAGCCGCTGGCCATCACGACGCTTAAACGAGGTCGCTCCCGTCGATATCGCAACGTCAATGCGCGAGCCCTTGAATCCAGAGGCAATCTGGTTGATCACCTCCACCGGAACATCAGCTCCATTCGGATCGGCAAGCACCAGGCCGTAGACAATCCCACGGTCGCCACGAACCTGCTGGATAACCGAACGCACAGATTCAACGGTGCGCATGTGATCACCACCGACCACCGTGACGTTCGGATTCCTGCCGTAAAGTGAGTGCAAGCTCATCAGTTGCTCGGCGCCGACCTCGCAAAGAATCGCGTGATACGGCTCACCGAGGCGCTCGGCTTCGTCGATAAACAACTGCGGGCTTCCGATTGTTCCGTCCGGATAAACACCGCATCCAGCGTGCAGGTCGACATAGACAAACTTGGACAGCGTCTTCTCATGCGGGTATTTCCCTGCACGCAGGTTCTTCGTGAACGTGAGCGCCATCCCAAATAGCTTTCGCATTTCGACGTGCTTGTCGAGCGTCTTGCCGGACCGCCCGACCTGGTCGTTCTTCGTCACCATCACTTCACCCTCTTCAGCGCCACCAAATCCGACGCCCCCGGCAGCCCCTTCAGCCCCCCGTCCGCCGCCTGCCCGCGCTTCACCAGCCCGCTCGACAGGTTCTTCCACGTCCACAGGAACTGCTCCCGCACCTCCGCTTGCTCCCCGAGGCAGATCAGCCGCCACGACATCGACGCCACCGCCGCCTCCGTGATCGGGTTCGCAAACACCGGCGCCTCCGCCTCCACCAGCTCCCGGTTCCGCATCACCGGCCCCCGGTTCCAGCCCACCCGCGCCGCTTCCTTGCGCACCTCCGCCCACGCCGCCTCCGCCAGGCCGTCCATCGGCCCGCCGGCCACCGCCGCCTCCCGGATCTCCGAAATCGTCGGGAAGAACTTGGCCGTCCGGATCAGGCGGTACACCGCGTCCACCACCGCCGCCTCATCGAGGTCCGCCAGCTGCCGCGCGTACAACGCCAGCGTCGCCACCGGCACATCCCGCTGCGGAAACGCCGTCCGCAACTCCGCGAGCGCCTGCTTCAACGAGGTCACGGCCCCACCTCCACATCACCGCCGCCCGTCAGCCGGTCGAACTCCGCCCAGTAGTCCGCATCGGTCTGCTTTGAGCCGCGCTCGGCCTTCAGGTCCCGAGCCTTCCGCATCCAGTTCCGCCACGCCGCGGTCCAGTCCACGTGCGTCGTCCCCTTCGCCCGGTGCCAGTCGAGGAACCGCGCCGTCTCGTCCACCGTCTGCTGCGTCGTGAACCCCAGCGCCTCCGCCGCGTCGTAGTGCTCCGCATCGAGGTCAAAGTGCTTCGGCGCATTCATCCCCCGCTTCCCCTTCTCGATCGGCGTCACTTTTGCTGGCGCGACAGCGCCCATATCTCCTCTCTTCTCTTCTTCTCTCTTCTCTTCTTCTCTACTCTGGCCTCGCACATCGGACGCACGTGCGCTGTCGTGCGCGTCGTGTGCGCCATCTGTGCGCTGCACGTGCGCAACACGTTCGCTGTCTGTGCGCTGCACGTGTTGCGCACGTGCGTCGCGCATGCGCTGCGTGTTCGCATCGCGCCGCTGCTTGAGCCGCCCCGTGTACTCCGCCCAGTCGTGGATGTGGAGCCCGTCTTCCTTCATGTCAATGAACCCCGACTCGACGAGCGCCTGCACGAAGACTTCCGGATCGCCGTCGAACTCGGCAGCGAGCGCAATCTCATCGGCGCGAAAGCGGCCGAGGTAGCCGTCGTCGGCATAGTCGAGGCACCACCACCACAGCAGGTGCAGGTTGCCGATCGCGGCCGACTTGCTGACGCCGAGCAGTCGCACCAGCCGCAACGTCTTCCAATGTCTCGCCAGCGACTGGTGCGACTGAATCCACATCTCCGCGCCCTCCTAGAACGGCACCACGCCGTTGGCCTGCGCCCCGTTCGGCTGCTGCTGCTTGTCCAGCTTCAGCACCTGGTCCACCAGCACCTCCGGCGTGAACCGCCGCTCTCCCTCCTTCGACTCCCACTCCCGCACGCTCAGCCGCCCGATCACCGCCACCAGCGCGCCCTTCACCAGCCCCCACTCGGACCACTGCTCCGCGCGCTTCCCC